GTATACGATAGAGGCAGGGTACTGTCAAGTGGTTTTGGTTATTTAAATAGGATCAATGCCATGAGTGCGGCTTGGCAGAAAAATCCAAATCCAATTGTAACTACGTTTAGCCAATCTTTTTGGATTACTCCTTTGATGAAAAAGAAGAACAATCCAACCCAACTGAACAGGACCATATCCACTGGTGGTAACTTTTCAGTTAGTCCAGTTAGCATGGCTACCAGTGTGGGAATTGTGGCTAGGTGTAGTAGAATAACTGCTAGCCAACCCATGGTTTCTGCACTAAGGTGCGGAACATGTTCGATTAGTCCTATTCTAATTTTTTCAACATCAACTGTATCTGTTATCTTTTGATTGAGCTTTTGCAGAAATGTCATTTTGGTTCCTTATTTGTAAAAAATGTGATGTCCAACTTTGGCAATTGGCTGTTTGCCCCATTTTGGATTTACATAGTCTGCGTGATAGTATAACGCACCTTTAACTGATGGTAAACGAAAACCTTCCAGTAGCACTTTTTTGGCTACTTCCATGCTTTCGTAATAGACTGGGCCATTCATTGGTTTCTTAAAACTGGCACTATTACAGTACCAACTGAATTGGCAAAGAACTCGCTCATAAACAACGTTCTTTTGGTATACAACTCTACAGATGTCCCCGGGAAATTCTCCACTTTCTGTGCGGTTGATGGTTACTTGTGCAACAGCAACTTTTCCTTCGAAAGGCTCATAACCTGCTTCGTGGTAAATGTTACGTGCTAGGCAATCAAGTTGGGTTTGACGTACTTGTGCTGTAATTGGACTTGCGCTCATTCGAGCCTCCTTTAAGTGGTCCAATTTATATGCTATGGCACGTTGGGTCAACAACCCTACGAGTATTGCGACTGTTAGATAAACAGCCATTTTTATAATGCGTATCATAAGTTTCCTCCTTTACGCGAATCAAGGTGCAAGCACCCTACGTTCTAAACAGCGGAACGTTAATTAGTTATCTCGATGATGTTGGTGGTTATCTACGCATTTTAGCCAAATCTTCAGCATCTGATTTCCTAAAGATTGGTATAGCATTTGATTTGTGAAGTTGCCCAATCCCAATCATGTCACTGCCAGTATAGACCTTAGCAGGTGCAAGGGCAGCGTTGCCGCCTGTATCCACGCTCTTGTACTGTCGTGTACTACGTTCAACAGGCACGCCAAGATTGTAGCCAGTCAGCGGCGGGGCTTTGAGCGCACGGGTGCGTTTCTTTTCTTCTGCTTCAACGCCCCAACGTTTTTGGAGCTCTCGCCATTCTTTATCCAATTGTTCAGCCTTTTGTTTGTGTTCTGCTGAAGCAAACTTGTGTTTGCCTTTCTTTTTGCCTGTAGTTGAATACATAGGCGGCAATAGATGCATAGTCAAAATATTCTCCAAAAGTTATAGTGTTACTAGTATTATACTAGAGAAATTGAACTATGTCAACTGAGGTTATACTCTAAATGATTCACCGCAACCACATCGATCACGTTCATTTGGATTGGTAAATTCAAAACCTTCATTAAGACCATTGCGTACCCAATCCATTGTTAGGCCATTTAGGTAGGTTAAACTTTTGGCATCTACCAGTAGCACAAAATCTCTGTGGGCATAGTTAGTCACGCCAGCTTCAGCTTCGTACTTGTCCACATATTCTATGGTATATGCCAAGCCGCTACAACCTGTGGTCTTAACACCTAAGCGAATTCCAACACCTCGGCCGCGCTGATCTAAATTTTGTTTAATCTTTTTAGACGCTGTGTCGGTTACGGTAATCATCTACTGCCGCTTTGATAGCATCTTCTGCTAGAATTGAACAATGTATCTTTACTGGAGGTAACGCCAGCTCTTCAGCAATGTCGCTGTTCTTGATTGAACTGGCCTGATCCAAGCTCATACCTTTAACTAATTCAGTAATAAGACTACTACTGGCAATGGCACTGCCGCAGCCATATGTTTTGAAACGAGCATCTGTGATAATACCATCTAGAACTTTGATTTGCAATTTCATCACGTCACCGCATGCCGGAGCTCCCACCATGCCTGTACCAACTGTAGGATCATCTTTTTCAAATGATCCTACATTCCTTGGATTTTCGTAATGATCAATTACTTTGCTACTGTATGCCATACAGTATTTATACTATTATTTTACTTCTTTACGAGCGTTTTTAACTGCGGTAACGTCGTTACGAGTGTCTTTGCACAGTTTAGCCAAATCTTGGCAATGTTTACGAACACGAGTTCCTGCTGCGCCAACTTCTTTGTCGTAAAATTTTTCAAAGTCGCCTTCCATTGCTTCTACGATCTTTGTGAATTCTGCGTGTTTATTTGTAGCCATTATGTTTCTCCTTTAAGGCAATTACAAAGTACTTATGTAGGATTTAATTGTGAAGAAAATAATTCAACCACCAGCGAATACATTTGAGCTACCAGCAGCCACTGACGTACACCCAGATAGTGCATCTCCAATTCGTCCGCACCCTAAATTGTTTACAAATACACTGCTACTTCCAGCGGCAATTGGTGCAGAGTGTGCAGGGCAAGGATTGCCTGGCAATAAATGTACAGTATTAACATCACCTTGTCTACTGATCGGGCGATTGTTGACAAATACATTCCCGGAGCCAGCTGCTCTTACCATTCCCGAACAATGGGCAGCATCTGCATCTCCAATTCTAGTTACAGCTGGCATAATTAACTCGCTTTGTAATTATAGTTAGCCATAAATGACGTCATGGCTTCTAACGGATTTTCTACTTCCTGTGTAACTGATAAAGATATACTGCCGTTGACTGTAAGAATAAAAGTCCTTGTTTGGCTTTTTCTCGTATCTTGATTTAGATTAAACAGATTTTTGTCTGCTGGCATGTTTCCTCTACCCGTTGTTGTGCTAGGAGTAGTTTCTAAATCGCTAACACCTGGTTCTGTATAGGTAAAGATATCGGTAAATGTATTTAAGTGTCGTCCAGCAATTGTTACACTAGCAGATCCACCTGTGACAGTTATGCTAGGCTCTAGGGGTGTTCCTGATAAAACTCCTGTTACAGAGGTTATTGTTTCAAACTCGTCATCTGGAATTATATTTACAGTGGTAGTAAATTGATCTCCAACTACTACAGAATTAAGTGATAGTGGACTAGCTGTTGGCATGTTTGCTATTTTCTTTTTGAATTAAATGTTGAAGTCTATGATTCCACTGTTCAATTTCATCGTGCTGTTCTGTAGTATGTGGGCCATCTGGTATTTCAGGCATAAATTCTATTACATGATCAAAGTCGTCAGGGATATCTTCGTACCTAGTATAGGTTACAAGTTCTCCATTAACGACCATGACAAATTTATGCATTATACTAGTTTAATTCCTGTGGTAGACTCTAAGAACTGTTTGGCAAATGCCTCATCAGTTGGCTCTGCTACTGTAACCGTTGTCTTAAGTAATTTAATATCAGCATTTGGACTGACAGTAAACAAGTAGGGCATCAATCCAGGACCTTGCTGTCCCATGCCAATGACCATTGGGCGACTTAATTTATAATAACTATCTGTCTCTTCAGATAGTTTGGCCACTAGTTCTTCTCCGCTGGTGAGTTTAAGTGTAATTACATCGCCTGCTGATACGCCTTTATTAATTATTAACATTTACTAACCTTTCTTTTAATTCGTTAAATCCACCTACTAGTTCTCCGTCTAGGAAAATCTGTGGCACTGTTCTTGCTGTGGGCACTGCTTCTAATAATTGTTCACGTGTATAACCATGGCCTATTTTTCTTTCTTCAAATTCAATACCTTTTGCCTTAAGCAAATTCTTTGCTTGATCGCAAAAAGCGCATTGGTCTTTACTCCATACTATTGCTTTCATTTTTATAACCTTATAATACTGGTAATTCGTCATAGTCAATACTGTCTCCCATGATGCCAATTACATAGTTAGTTGACTCATTTTCTTGCAGGGCAGTTTGTTTCTTGCTGGTATCAACGTGTTTGTTGAACCAAGGAATAGGTGTTGACTTGGGTGCTGGACTTTGATATTTGATGCCAATATCTTTGAGTGCTTGTAGAGCAGTATAGTCCACAAATTCTTTTAGAATGTTAGCGTTCAATCCAATGACAGGACCTTTCTTAAACAAATAATCGGCCCAGGCTTTCTCCTCGCGAATTACATCTATATATAGTTGATAGACTTCGTTGGCACACTCTTCTTTGGCCTGTGCAAAGCGTGGATCTTCTTTGACCACAGCATTGATCATTAGGGCAGTCCATTCTTTGTGTAGAACTTCATCTTGCAGAATTAGGCTAATAATGTTACCGTTACCAATAAAGATCTTATTTTCTACCATGGCAAGGCTTGTGGCAAAACTGACCATAAAGCGGAAGGCTTCCAGTGCGTAGCTGGCGTTGAGTGCCAACCATATGGCCTTGATGTGTTCTTGTTCGAGAACCATACCTGTCATTTCACTGCCGAGTTCTTTATGACAATTTATTCTGTGTAGTTCGTCGTAGTACTTGCCCACACTTGATGCCATGTCCACAATCTCTTGTGTATCGTGAATGGTATTGAAAACATCCTTGGGTACATTGTAGATATTACGAATGATGTGACTGTAACTACGACTGTGAATATTAGTTTCAAAGAAACTCCAGTTGTACATCAGTGCTTCAACTTCTGGTAGACTAACACATGGTGTAAACACCTGTGCTGGTCCACGTCCCTGTAGACTATCCAATGCTGTTTGACGCAACAGGTTGCTGGTAAAAATATGTTTGACTGCATCACTGGCTTCTTTAAAGTCATTGGCATCTTTGCTTAGACTGATCTCCTCTGGTACCCAGAAAAAGCCCCTGGCAGTTTGTTCAATCTTTTGTATCTTGGGATACTTGACTTCTTCAAATCGTTGAATAGTAACTGGACCTTGAGGATCCAAAAACATCTTGCGATCTAGATAGTCTGTCTTTGTGGTTAAATTATATTGTTCTTTGCTCATAGTTTGCAGGCCTCGCAGTCATCTTCTACTTCTTGTTCTATATATGTCTGTGCAATGGTCTGCACTAGGTCTTCATTGGCTTTACTACCTGCTTTCTCAATAAGTGAGTAGTAAAAAGTTTTTAGGCCCCATAAGTGCGCTTGCATTAGGTTCTTAGCAATTAACGTAGATGGCACTTTGCGATCTGGAAAATGCCTCGGCGAATAGAATGTATTAGTACTAATGCTTTGGTCAACATAGGCTGCTAGGACTGCGGCAGTTTTAAGATAACCGTCACAGTCTTTTTGTTCCCACATGAGTTGATATTTGTTTTTAAGTCTTTGATATTCAGGAACAACTTGAATAAAACTTCCTGCTTTGCTTTCCTTAACTGAGATCAAGCTCATGGGCATTTCTATACCGTTAGTACTGTTAATAGCAACAGAGCTTGACTCAACAGGAGCAATAGCCATAAGAGTAGCATTTCTAACTCCATACTGTTTCATCTCCTTACGTAAAGGTTCCCAGTCAAGTTCAGGTGTAAAGTCAGCAAGTTCATTAACACCCTTGGCACGTAGTTCCCAGGGGAATATGCCTTGACCATATCGTGTTCTACCACTGTGTGTACATGGGCCACGTTCTTTGGCTAGTTCAACTGTGGCTTCTGTTAGATAGTATGCCTGATGTTCCATCCATGACTTAACATCTGTTAGTGCATCTTTTTCTCCGTACTTAAGTCCACGTTTGGCGTGCCAGTAGGCAAGATTTGTGACTCCGATACCCAAGGGTTGGATTTCATCATTTGATAGCTTTGATTGGATTGAGAGGAAGTCTTGGTAATCCAATATGTTGCACAGGCTACGCTGAAGAATACGGCAAGCACGGCGCATGTCTTCAGGATTACGGAACGCACCCCAGTTGATTGATCCGAGCGTACATAAAGCAATGCGACCATCGCTATCATCCAAACGCTTAAAGGATTTAGTAGGAAGAAGTATTTCACAGCAGAGATTACTTTGATAAATTGTATGGTATTCAGGGTCAAAGGGTCCTTGGTTCATCACGTTGTCGATGAACACTAGATAAATGCGTCCTGTGTCAGTACGCTCTTTAAGAATGCCGCCCTTGAATACATCCTCGGCATTCATTGTTTTCTTACGCAGGTCCTTGCGTTTTTCGTACTTCACATACAGCTCTTCAAATAGTGCAGTGTTACGATAAAACGCTTCATATAGATCCGGTACTTCGTTAGGATCAAAGAAAGTTATAGTTTCCTTGTTTCGAAATCGTCTCCAGAAGAAGGCGGAGAGGACGACTCCGTAGTCCATGTGTCGGACTCGGGTTTCTTCGGTCCCTTGATTATTTTTAAGTACAATAAGATCATCAAACTGATGATGCCAAATAGGGTAAAACACAGTAGCACTAGCATTACGAATACCTCCTTGTGAGCAACTACGTAGGTCGCCAAACCATTTCTTGAGAAAGGGGATCATGCCGGTGTGCATTATTTCACCTCCCCTTATAGGGGATCCCAATGGGCGTAGGCGTCCAATTTCTAATCCGATGCCAGCACGTTTACTGGCATACTTGGCCATCATTTCGCCTGACGCGAAAATACTGTCCAAATCATCATCCGAGCGAATAAGTACACAACTACTAAATTGTTTAGTAGGCGTACCAAGACCCGCCAGCACTGGTGTGGCCAATGTAAATAATCCATCGCTTGCAGCATTATAATATTCCTTGATATATTTCATTCGAGCCGTGTTTGGCTCTTCTTTGTGAAACACTGTGGCAGCAGCCACTATGTAACGTACCTGTGGTGTTTCGTAAATTTCTTTAGTAGCACGATTACGTACTAGATATTTTTCTATCAGTTGTTCAATACTGGCATATCCGTATTGTTCATCTTTTGAATGATCTATGATGTCATTCATCTTTTTCCAATCTTCTTCTGTGTACCACTCTAATAGATCAGGGGTGTACAACCCAGTGGCTACATTTGTCTTAACAATCTCGTACAGGTGGGGAGGCTCGTAGGTGCCATATACATCCTTACGCAACATACTGAGACGTTGTTTGCCTGCTACATATTGATAGTTAATGTGTCCGATGTCTGGATTTGATTCTACGTCGATAAGATCTACAATAGCACGTAGAGTAATACCGTCAATTTCTTTGGTTGTAATTCCGTCATAAAAATGCAGTTGAGCCTTGATCTCAATCATGCTTTGGCTAACATCTGCTGTGCCGCTACATACTTTAGCAATCTGCGTTTGCCATTTTTCTATGGTTAAAGGCTCTTTCTTTCCGTTTCTTTTAATTACTGTGATAGTTGACATTGCGCTTTCTTTTAAAATGTACTTTACTTAATATTGTTTGACTCATATTTAGTGGTGTTAGGACAGGCTGAAAAACTTGTTTAAATCACTGAATTTAAACAAGTTTTAGCAGAGAAGTGAATTTAATTTTTTCTCAGGGATCTTATGATCTAACTAAAACAAATAATATGCTATTTTTATCAAAAAGTCAAATTATTTGAATTAGAAAATACTACGATATGTGTAGCTCATTGTACCATCGTCAGCTGAGCTGGCAATATTATAAAAGATTTGAAGTGTATCTTTGAATGTATCGCCATTAGTGTCCCAGATTCGAGCGGTAAATGATAATTTTATTTCTTGACCTGCTGTACCAACGTATTCATACTCGTCAACGATCTGTACGGTATTAGTAGGAGCATCTGCATTAATTAATAGCTTACCAAATCTTGACACAGAGTCATTGTCTCGACGATAGACATAATTAATCTCATAGCCGATATTATCTCTTGCAGTGGGTATGCTAGAATTTAAGTTTGGCATTGGTAATCTAATTGCTATAGCTGAATAAGTTCCGGTTCCTGCGTACACTAAATTTAATTGATTAACTGCTGTTGACTCGTAGGCAATATGGCCATTTATGTTAGGTACATAGGCTGTGGAGCTGTTGCCTGCACCTTCTAGATCTTCTATTCTATCAAACTCATCACTGTGTGATGAGTTTCCAGGATCTCCAAAATAAATGTTTGGCCATTCTGGAAGACTGTTACCGTCTCCGTTATTACCAACATTTATAAATCTATTGGCGATACTAGCGTTGCCAGTGCCTTTACTAACATAGATGCCTTGTCTAAGAACTAGTTCAAACACTGAATTTGATATAGTGTTATTCTTTGGACCTCTACCGGCACTTGCACCACTGCCAAGTACTATGGCTTGATGCACACTTAATGACGTTCCTAATCCGTGTACGTATAGATTATTAAATTTATTGTATTGTGCATCTTGAGTTGCCCATATACCATAGGTAAAACCTGTTATTTCTATATCTTTAAATGTATTACGTTCTGAAGTAACAACTGCACTAACAGAATTTAATTCTAATGCTCGGCTGTTTGGAGTAGTTGTATGGTCGTCTTCTGCTTTCCATGGCCCGGTTAGACCAACGTCTTCAAAGGCGCTGTCTCTAACAGAATTAAACACAATACCTTGTGTACTGTTGCTTTCAGTTGTAAAGCCTATGCCTCGAAGATTAATATTCTGCGGTTGAGTAATAGAACTTGTACTATTACCATCAACAGTAAATATTGCCCGCATAAAACCTGTATCATTGTTCAGTGTGTAGATAGGATCTCCACCTGAGACAGTCGAAGTACTAATAGTAACATAATCACTACCTATTGTTCTAACATAATAAGTTGTTTCGGTTTCGATATCACCAAATCCAGTTCCTTTAAATACAACTTGGTCGTCAATGGAGATTCCAGTGGTGTCATTTACTAGTACTTTATTGACTACATCAACACCTTCCGTAAATATAACACTGGTTACTTCACAAACTACCGTAGTTAATGTACGATACACTCCGACACTAGATTCGTCATCAACACATTCTACTATGGGGCCTGTGCCTGTATGATGAATAACAGTTTTATTTTTTCCTGCGCCAACTAGTGTGACATGGCTCGGAAGATATAGTGTATCAGATATAGTAAATTCACCGGGTGCTATTTTTAATTCTATCCTAGAACTAGTTTCACCGTTGCGTGACGCACTTAGATATAGTTGATCAACGGCACGTTGAATAGCTGCTGTTCGATAGTCAGGTGTTTGGGTAGAATTATCGTCAAGCACACCAAATCCAGCTACGGTAACATCATCGTCTAATCGTTGCTGCACAGACCTAGTTACAGGGAAGTTAATCTCGGCACCAGTTTGGATACTATCATCATTCTTGGCAAACTCGTATGTGCCTATTAGATTTAATAAATTATCGTACTCTGTTAGCAGTTTAGTATTTCCCACCGCCGGAGCACCCTCAGCAACTGAGCCGTTACCAATGAATAACTCTTGTGTGTCAATGCACCACGCAAGTTCGCCGCTGGCCAACTGCGGTAATCCTGTGTCATTTTTTCTTCCTCGACGCTGCTGAATTCTGGAAATTTGCACTACTGCCATAATAATATCCTCGTTATATGGATATTTATCACTTTTGAATGCTGCAACTCAGGTAGTCCTGTATGTACTCAAAAATCTGTGACTTATTGTAGGCATAGGGTATAGTTTGCCCAAATATGCTGTGATGCTCTGTCTTAATATCGTAGATCTGCGGAGTTTCAGAATCTTTGACGATATCTAACAATTCTGGAAAAAACTCTGTGATAATTTCCAGAGTATTTACAGGCTCGGAGGTAAGTGTTATTTCTCTAACTTTGTGCTCAACGCATAAGTTTATGTCCTTATGCAGATTATTTAAGGAATACCACTGTAACCGTGCGTTCCTTTGTATTTTTTCAATGAACTTTTTGTGTTTTAAATCGTAGAGTGGATTCTTAACAATGGTTTTGTCTATCAGAGAACATAAGCGTATAATGTAGTGGTCTTCTATTTCTGTTCGTACAAAATCTTCAAGCAACTTTCGATGGCGTCCATAGGGCATGTTTGTATAGTTGACAGCATCTATAGTGCCTATTAAGACTACTTGTTGAGCACCAGATTGTCTAATGCTGTCGATCAAGGTGTTCACTGATGCTAGGTCTGTGTCGGGATTTTGATTGGCAGTAATTCTATTGGCACTGGGTGCAGAACAAATAATAGTGTCAACACCGTCGGCAGGTAACTCTGCTATGTTTGCAGAATTGTACAATTTATCAAATGTATTAGTTCTTTTTAACACTGATCCTATTAGGCCAGTGTGTCCAATTAGTGCTGTCTTCATTGTTGTTTATAGTATTCGCTTACTCTATCGCACCAGAGATTAGTCCAATAGTCAAAGTCTTTGGGTTCTAGAATAAATTCTTGATATTCGTAGTCTTTGCTACACATAAGGATAACACCTTTGCGTATGTTAGTACCGTGTACTTCGTTGTGAGCTAGTGCGTAGGCTGTGAGTTGTAGGAAATAGTCCCCAATCCATTCTAGTTTCTTGGGCTTGTTGGTCTGTTTAAAGTCTAGGATGGCTTCATCACCATCGTGGACGCCACAGCAGTCAGTAGTTCCCGCATATAGCTCGGGAAAGTACAAAGGTACTTCACTGCCCCATACTTCAGTAATTTTAGGGAAACCCTTTTCAATCACTATACGAGCCATGTCTAGACTCTGCTGTGCAAAAGGATTAGTCACTGTTTCACGTAGGGGTTCGCCCTTGACATAGTCTTCTAAGTACTTGTGCATCCTAGTACCTCGACCAGCAGCTTCTGTGACAATCTCTTGTGCTTTCTTTTCGCCAACAGCTTTCTTCCAGTTGGCCAAGGCAGCACGGGCTTCTGCTGGTTTAGTTCGATCTAAGATAGTAGTGACACTGGGTACTCGGTGACCTTGAGGTGTAGCATATAAGCGTTTACCTTGGCTTTCGTCCCGAGTAAGTTTAACGTAATTAAATTTTTCGATTAATAAGGACATTGCTTATTATACTAAAAATTAACTAGGAAGTCAACGTTTTATTTCTTTTGCAGCCGCACGTTTAGCCATTTTATCAACATCGCTAGGGCCAGTATCGCCCACGGGTACATCGTCAGCTTTATTTGTTGTTTTAATTACTAGGCCGTTAGCATCAAATCTATGTATAAGACTCTTTAAGTTAGGATTAGAGTCGTACTCTGCTTTAAAGGCATTATAGTCGACACTATTACCTTCTGCATTGGCCAATATTTGATTGATTGCTTCCCAGCTGTATTGAGCAGGTTGACGTTTGCTGTCTGCCCTAGCTTGAAGTGTAAGAAGGACCTGTTGCAGGCCCTTCTCTTCATTTACTTTTTTTTTGATGCTAGCATCATGCCTAATTTACGGCTGTAGTCAATGCTTTCTCGTTTTGCACGGCCTGCTGCTTCGTCGCCGCCTGTAGCTGGTTCACTTGCGCCAAAGTCGTCACCTGTTGGAAACGCTGCTTCATCAGGTGCACCACCTGCTCCTACTGCCATGCCCATATCTGCACCCATTGTTGCACCTGATTCTTGGCCTGTTAGGATGCCCACACCCTGTGATAGAGTAGTGCGACTTGATTCTAATGTAGAATACAAATTTTCCAGTGCTGGTTTAACTGCCTGACTAAATGCTTCGCTCTTGTCTGAGCCTAATTGATCTCTTATAGAGTCTAATAATTCTAATAGCTGTTCAGCTTTCATGGCAGCAACATCTTCTAGCCAACCAGTAATACGGTCAACCATGTCTTTGCTAGCCATGATAATGGCAGCTTTGTCTTCTTCGGATTCATTCATTAACCATGAAATATTCCTTACCACGCGAGTAGCTGCGGTTTCGTCTAGGTCGTAGCGTACTAGCAATTCGTTTATTAGGTCTTCATGTGTGTCTTCGCCTAGGCTTAGTCTACGTCTAGCCGATGTGACCCACTGTTGTGACACACCTTCTAATGTTGACATTTTTAAGTTTCTATTGTGTACTTGGAAATCTAAAGTGTCTGTATAACCTTGTTCTTCTCTTTCAGCAATTTCTTGATTGATAACATCAAGGAACATTTTCTTTTTTTGATATTGAGTATTTTCATAAACAGACTCATAGCTCTCGTTCATTTCGAACTGACTAATTTCTGTGCGTAGTTTATTACGTGCATCTTCTAGTTGCACATTGGTAAATTGTTCTAAGTTAAGTTTGATTCCAAACTTCTTAGCCATGCTTTCATTTAGCTTGGCGCTGGTTACAGGCTGTGAGAATTCTTTGATTTGCATAGTGTTAAGTCCTAAACTTTAATTGTATTTATCAAAAAGAGTAGCGAAACATCGCTAGTATTTTTTTCTTGTATTCCTTGGCTCTATCCTGTGTAAGATCTAACCTACTGGTCAAAATATCGTATTTTACACCGTCGACTACTGTTTTTAAACGGCTCTGATAGTACTTAGCATCTGTGTGGCTGGCCCAGTATTTTGCATCTAACTCTTGAACTTCATTAAACTGTGTTAATTGGCATTTGTCATGTCTCTTGGCTGCAACTAGAGCGCAGACTTTAAGATTAAACGAAGCTAATATTTTATTATCTAATCCGGAAAAATGCAAGTTATATGAACCAGTCTTTCCCTGTTTAATTCTATATCGTTTATAGACAACACTTTTATCTTGTAGTACTGTGATGGGGAGAGACTTACTGAGTTCTGTCTCTAAAAACTCTTCTAACTGACGGGCTTGTTGTGCTTTATTTTTCATTGGCTACCACTGTAGGATCTTCATGTCCTACTTTAGTTACCAGATCTTTCCTGATCAGGCCAGTAACTATGAATTGATCGTGTTCTTTTAGGCTAGAGAAGGCCACAGGACTTTTGAGTTTTTGTAATAATTGGGCTTCTTCGTTAGTGGTCCAAATTTCAAAACTAGATATCAGTTCATTAATTTTCATCAGCAGTTCCAACGGCGTAGAGCCAGGGCTTTAGGAGTAGGTTCTCCATTGGGTTTCTTCATAGGGCCTTTGTTGCCACTCATCCTAGCACAGAATGATTTACGGCGTTTAGCATCCTTACTGCCTGGCTTTAACTTGCTGGGCTTAGTGGTAACAGCAGTCTTTAACTTGCTGCCTGGATGTTCTCTGCGATAGGCATTGACTGCCTTTTGGCTGAGTCCGTTGGTCTTGTCGTGATGGTTAACCTTGTTCCAGTCTTCTGCCATGCCTTTTTTCTTTTTCTTTGCAATGGCAATGGCTGCTTGTTGTGCGGCATTGGCAGCTTCTTTAACTGGCTCGTTGGGCACACAGTTGTTAACTCTGACGCCACCTTTGATCTTAGTGCCTTCTTTGTGCTTGCCTTTCCAGCATTTAGGGTCTAGGCGTTGCTTAACTGCTTCTGTGATAATTTCGTTGATTTTCATTGTTCTATACCCTCCAAGCTAAGGCGTTCGCTTTTTAGCTTCTTTATATATTTAGACAATTTACCAATCTTACCTTTATTTCTAAGATATTTGAAAGCAAGATTTTCTATTGAGTATTCGCCGCCAGCTTCTAAGCCTGCTTGGCGTAGGCGTTTGATGTCTGACCATATAGTCATTACCTGATCAAGATCATGTGTGCGTAGGGCATAGTTGATCTTGCTGGAATAGTTACGGGCCTTAGCACGTACTTCTCTGCTGTCTACGTTGGGACGATCGTGCTTGGGTTCTGTTATCCATTGATTGTCCAGCACTGAATAAATGCCTAGACTGTGATGAGGATTTTCTTTGGGCTGTACATAGACTTCTACATCTATGCCGTGAATTTTTATATTGTGTTCAGAGTTGAATTGATTTTTTTTTGCATCAAATAATTGTAGGTGTACCTGCGAAG